CACTGGCGATGGCTTCAATCAATGCATCTTGCAAGCGTTGTTCGGTGACTGTGCCGTCTGCACGATATTGATTGCGAAAAGCGGAAAGAGAAATATCAGGGAAAAAATCATCATTTCGAATAATATCTTCGCCTGTTCCGTAATCTTCCAGTTGTTTTTGCACTGCATCCATCTCATAGTCAGGTGCAAGTTTTACTGATAGAGATCCGTCGCTCATGTTTTCCCTTATAAAAAAAGTCGGGTGAGGATTAAATCAAGCACGGCCAAAAATCCGTCAGAATTTGACCGCACTTTTAATCCGCCCGACGGGTGCGTGGTTTGCTCGTTATCAAATCCGATTATTCATCGGCTTTGCTTAATTTTTTACGTAATTTTTTAATGTCGCCTTTCACGCCAATTTTCTGATCTAAACCTAAAGCACGTTCAAGGTATTGCAAGGCTTGTTCAGGATTCTTTTCAGCCAACAACAAGCCCAATTCACGCAATAATCGCGCGCGGCTTTCATCAGGCATGTCGCAATCAGCGGTGATGCGTTGGACTTGCTCTAAGTAAGCCACTTCAAACGGTTTATTGGCGGCTTGTGCGGCTTTGGCTTGGTCGGCAAATTCTTCTGCTAACAAGGTGCCAAGTGTTCGGGTAAATGGCTCGGGCAAGCGTAAATCATGAAATACGGCATAATCGGCAATCTGTAAGGCGAGATGATATTCGCCACAGTCAATCGCCCACACGCACCATGTCATTAAGACATTATCTTGTTTGCCACTTCCGACCGATAACGCCCCTTCAATCCATGGGAGATAGTCAGGCAAAATTTGCTTTTTAAATGCGCCTTTGCGTTCCGTTGATTGGATGTTTTTCAAATCCTTTCGATGTCTCGCAAGAATACGGCACATTTTTTCATATTCCGTAAAGTCGCTTAGATCTTCGGTTTCTGCCGCATTAGCAATAGCGGCAGAAACTTCCAGAAAATGGCGTTTGGTTGGGCGCATTATTGATTCCGTTATGCTGCCACAGACGAAATAGGCTCAGGAGCCTCAAGAATCGTAATATTTTTCGCCATAGCTACTGCCTCGTAGTTTTCCACAACATAGGCTTCGTTTGACGATAAATAATCTTCCACACGATTGCGTTCTGGCACATCTTTTAAGTGACGGCGCACTTTGCCTTCCTGCACGTAGATTGACAAGTTGTCGAGTGAAGTCACCAACACAGTGCCTTTCGGGAAGTATGGCACGGTTACGGCTTGTAAACCGCCAACACGTTTTTGGCTGATGACAGTATCGCCCGCCGCTTGTTCGCTTGGTTTTGATTGGTTGATAAGCGGGAAGTATTTGTCCGCTAACAAGTCGCTACCCATAATAGCCACAAGTTTTGTGTCGTCACGGTATTGGTCAGGGATGAAATCTTCTTTTAATGCAAAGACTAATGCATCAAGATTTTTGTATTCTTTACCTTCACCGATTTCGATTTTGCCTGTGCCGCTTTTCGCTTCTTTCATCACGCGTGCGGTTGCTTTATCTTCGATTTGTTTCAACCAGCCTTTGTTCACGTCTTGCAACAATGGATTTGATGTGCGGTTGGTTGTCGCGGCCACGCTTGTGCCGTTCCAGCCGATCATGATACGGTCTAACGCAATGCGTTCTGCTTTAAGTTTGCCAACACGTGCCGCAAAGTCAGGGAATTTCGCCCAACTGTCTAACGTTGCATAGTTTAAATGCGTGTCAAAGTTGGTTTGTTCGCAAGAATATACGTTTTCTTGCAAGCTGTGGATGTCCGTTGTTTCGCGTGCTTTGGTGTTGGTATCTGTGCGGCTTGCTACCGGTGAAAGTACGCCTAAACGCAATGCAGAACCTTTCATATCTTGCACCATTACAACGTTGATGCGTTTTAAGAAATCAGAGCTTTCAAGCACTGCATTTTCAAGCTTTTGTTGGATGGTAGGTTCGACAGTGAATTGTCCGCCATTCGCAACGAATGCCACATCTTCGCCGTTATCTTGTGCAACGCCGGCAATGTAAGCTTGGAATTTTTGTTGAGTAAATTTATTCATTTGGTTTTTTCCTAAGATAAATTAAAAGAAGCGGCCGTCAGTTTCAGGTTCTTCACCATAAACTAATGGGCGGGAGTTTTCGGCTTGTGCCGGCTTTTGTTTGAGTTCTTCAAACGTGGCATGGATTTCTTCATTGCCCGCTTTCATTTCTTCAATTTCGGCTTGTTGATTTGCAAAATCGCCTTGAAGTGCGGTCAATTTTTCTAAGATTTCTTTTTGTTGCTCGGCTAAAAGCTCAATGGCACTGGATTGGTCTGCAAAGCGTTCATCATCCGATTTTTCTTTTTTCGCAAATAACGCTTTGATTTTTGCAAATACAGATTGATGTTCATCTCCATTCCAACCTTCGAAATCTAATTCGGTTTCAATGGCGGCTGAGAAGATGTTATCTGCTTTTAATTTGCGGGCATTTAATCCATTGTGCGAGAAACTTAACATTTCTGTGCCTAAGCTTGCCGGATTATCCGTCACGGCTAACCCAACTAAATATGCCTTGCCTGTGTCTGCAAAATTGGTGTCAATTTCAACTGATGTGTAAACTTTTTGACCTTCCTTATTTAAGGCAATGAGTGCATCAGTTGGTTGAAGTTCGGCTAAAAGCTGTAACTTGCCATCTTCACGTTCTTCTGCTTTCACGGCTAAGACGTCACCAAAGCAATGAGCATTGGCAAGTTCAGGGAGATAGACAGAGAATTTGATGTGGTCAAGATTGATGCGTGCGCCGTAGGTGTTTTTTGGATCATAACTTTCAGCCATTTCTTCAATCCAGTTGCGCTGAATTGTGCGGCCGTCAGTTGTTGCCCCTTCTGTTGCGACAACTACCCATTTAGATTTTTTTGCCATTGGTTGTCCTTTCTGTGGTTGGTTTTGCTCAAAGATTGCCATTATTCAAAAGATTGCCATTATTCTGAAAGGTTTAATTTTTGCGGTCTATGGGTTGTTTTTGTTGCTTTCCTGTTCACAGGTGAGCTGTAAAGACTAACGCCATCCCCCTTTCTATTATGCGGTTGTAAATTGAAAGGATGATGAATGGACGAACAAGTTATCAATCAAGCTTCGCCCGATGTGACGGCGGAAATAAAACGAAAAGCACAACAGATGTATTTTAGCGGTTATAAAATCGCTGAAATTGCTCGTCAGCTTGATATTGCCGCGTCCACGATTTCCAGTTGGAAAGATCGCGAAAAATGGGATGATGTCGCCCCTGTTGGGCGTGTTGAATTAGCCCTAGAAACAAGATTGAATTTGCTTATCGCCAAAGAAGAAAAAAGCGGAGCAGACTATAAAGAAATTGATTTGCTCGGTCGCCAAATGGAACGCATGGCAAGAGTGAAAAAATATTCTTTCGGTGATGGCAATGAAGTGGATTTAAACCCGAAATTGGCGAACCGAAACAAAGGCGAGCGCAAGAAATCGGAACAAAATGCCATTGACCAAGAGCAAGAAGAATTGTTGATTAATGGCTTTCTTGAAGGCATGTTCAACTATCAGCGCGTTTGGCACAAGGCGAAAGAACATCGTATTCGCAACATTTTGAAAAGTCGTCAAATTGGTGCGACTTATTATTTCGCGCACGAAGCTTTTGTGGATGCGCTGACTACGGGGCATAACCAAATTTTCTTGTCGGCAAGTAAGAAACAGGCTTTGCAGTTCCGGTCTTACATTGTGAACTATGCCAAACAAACGGCAGACGTGGACTTGAAAGGCGAAACTATCAAACTGCCGAATGGGGCGGAGTTGATTTTCCTTGGCACGAACTCCGCCACGGCGCAATCTTATCACGGCAATTTGTATTTTGACGAAGTGTTTTGGGTGCCCAAATTTGACGTGATGCGAAAAGTGGCTTCCGGTATGGCGGCGCAAAAGATGTATCGCCAAACGTATTTTTCAACGCCGACCACGATTGCACATCCAGCTTATGCGTTCTTTTCAGGAAAAGCGTTCAATCGTGGGCGAGCAAAAGCGGACAAAGTGGAAATTGATATTTCACACGAAAACCTGAAAACGGGCAAACTTTGTGCCGACCGTCAGTGGAAACAGATTGTGACAATTCATGATGCGTTGGAAGGCGGTTGCAACCGGTTCAGCCTTGAAGATTTATTGGCCGAAAACAGCAAAGAAGAATTTGAACAGTTGTTTTTGTGCCAATTTGCGGATGATAACACGTCGGCGTTTAAATTTGCCGACTTGCAACTTTGCCAAGTGGACAGCTTGGAAGAATGGCACGATTACAAACCATTCTATCAACGCCCATTCGGTAATCGTGAAGTGTGGTTAGGTTATGACCCTGCCTTTACTGGCGACCGTGCAGCGTTGGCGATCATCGCTCCGCCTAAAGTGGACGGCGGTGATTATCGTGTTTTGCATTGGCAAACATTTCATGGCATGGATTATGAAGCACAAGCGAGCAGAATTAAAAGTTTCTGTGATGATTACAATGTCACCCGCATTGTGATTGATAA